GTCCCCGAGGAAAAGGATAAGGTAGAGAAGTCCGAAAGCTTTTGGGGCGGAGTATTCATCAGCTAAAAGAAGGGGGTAAACAAGGTGATTTCCAACAGGACTCTCATCGCTAAAGCAGCTATTACCACGGCTGCCTTGAATACCGGGGGCAGATTAAATCCCGAACAGGCAAACAAGTTCATTGACTACATGGTGGACCAGTCCGCGTTTCTCAAGGATATCCGGACTGAGCGCATGGATGGCCCGACGAAGGACTTAGACTTCATCGGGGTAGCAAGCCGGATTATCCGGAAGGGCGTGGAAGCCACCGAGCCCACCGAAACTGCTGGTATTCAAACCAGCAAGAAGCAACTGAACACGGTCGAGGTTATCCTTCCGGCCGACATCTCCCTGTCCTTCCTGGAGGACAACATTGAGCGGGCGGGAGCCGAGGACCATATCGCACGTATGCTAGCCATGCAGTTTGCCAACGACCTAACCGACTTGTCCTGGAATGGCGATACCGCATCTGCCGACGCCTTCCTTCAAATTGATGACGGTTTTATTAAGCTGGCCAAAGCGAGCGCGAATACTCATAAATTTGATACTAACGGTAGCACCGACTACAAAGGCGTGGTTTTCCCGGGCATGCTGAACATGCTGCCCAACAAATGGAAGGCAAACAAAGCTGAACTGAGGTTCTATGTCTCTCCTACCGTGGCTGAAGCTTATATTGAGCAGTTGACCACCCGGCAGACCGCCTGGGCGGATGAGCTACTGCAGACGGGCAAGCTGCCACAGTATAAAGGGATAACCATATTCCCAGTGGACTTTATTCCTGATGACGTGATTGTCCTCACCTTGCGGAAGAACCTGGCCACAGGCATACAGCGGGATTTCACTAGTGAGCGTGTCCGCCAGCCCAGGAAGAGAATTATCGAATACACCATGACCAGCCGGGTTGATGCAGCTCAGATCGTGGTTGACGATGCATTAGTCATTGGCTATGACATCGTTTAATAGGGGAGGATAATAGATGGCTGAGAAGCAGGCTAAGGATGTTGCGAATCAAGAGAAAATCCAGGAGAAAAAGGTGGCCGTGCTGGTGCTGAAGGGCGCGGCCACTCTGGTTTCCGGCGGGAAAAAGTTCGTGAAGGATGTTCCCCAGCAGGTTGAGGACCCAGAACTTGCCAAACGGCTACTTGCCTCCGGGCTGTTTGAAACGGCGGGTGATAAGCGGTGAAAATCCCATACAACATTGGGGACGCAGGTGCCCATCAGGAAAAACTCTGGCGAATCTTAAATGATATGGCAGCCGATTTGGAGGCGTTGAAGAATGCCCTGCAGACCCATACTCACGGGGGAGTTACCGCCGGCACTGATAGTACTGCGGCCACTACGGCCACCGTAACCCTCAAGACGATCAAGTCGGATAACTATACCGGCTAAGGAGGAGGACCATGGCTGAAATTAAAGAGTTTGCAACTTCGGACCTGGCCCTGGCCGGTTACCTGAAGTTGCGGGGATTAGAGTTAGCCAAGGTAGACCGCTCCAATCCCAGGAAGGCGGTCTTTTACTTTGATGACAGCATTGACGTTGCGGAGCAGCTGGTGCTGGAGTTCGCAAACTCCGATTTCCGCAAGTACGATGCGGAGATCAGGGCTTTAAAGAAACTCATCCACAGGTAGGTGGCCACCGTGGCTTACTGCACCATTGAAGAGATCCGTGCCGAAGGGATAACTCCGGAGCGGGTCAGCGACTTCAGACTTCCCATGTTGATTGAGCTGGCCACCGCCTACATCGACGGGGTAACAAGGCAGTGGTTTGAACCCCGGGCCATGACTATTACTCTCGACGGCAACGGTGGCCAGATGCTTTATCTGCCCGTTTTTGCTATCGAGGTGACCAGCGTCAAGGTAGACGGGCAGGCTGTTACGGATTACCAGGTGTACAACCGCTTTTTCCCCGACGATCGGCGCAACCCGCGCATTTACCGGGAAGCCGGCTGGCCCAAAGGGAGACAGAACATAGCCATCGAGGGTACTTGGGGATATGTGGACAAAGTTGGCACGGAATACCGTACGCCACTGCTGATAAAGCAGGTGGCAAAGCGGCTGGTAATCCGGGAGATACCACTTTTAGGTGACGCCGAGGGGCAGGAGGAGAGAAAGCGGTCCCGCATTGTGAGTGAGACCACCGATGGCCATTCCTACACTCTGGAGCGGTTGGTTGGAACCATGGATCTGACGGGTGACCCGGATATTGATGGTGTTCTTGCCTTATACCGAGTGCCAATTGCTATTGGGGGTGTTTAGGGTCCCAACCGTAGTTGCAGTCGCGGCAAAACATGCGCGGGTTACCAATGAGAGCGAGAACAAGACCTGCTATCCATCCGAGGGGAACAAGAAATAAAAAGGGCCAGAAGAAAATACCGATCAAGAAACAGATAAAGCCAGTTCCAATGCCAACTACACAGCCAGGTAACCACTTATTCAAAAACATGGTCCTATTAGAGCCACAACGCGGACAAGGTTCCCAATGATTGGACAAGATTACCACCTCCACGACTATATTACCACAGGGGAAGTGCTTCTGGTGAGACCTAAACTTATTCACCCGGTAGAAGTGATTATTTACCGGGTTGACCATGTGGCCACCAAGTATGACCCGGACTTCCGGGAGCCCATCGGGGACGTGAAATATGAGAGTACGCCGGTGACTGTACAAGCCCAGGTGAAATACGACCGTTTCCAGGCGCTCAATATGGTGCCAGGCGGGGATTCACCGCAAACTTCGGGCTACCTGCTCATTGAGGCCGAACCGCCCGGGGGGTTGAACAAGGGAGATAAAATTGCCAGCATAGCCGGAGTACCCGTAGAGCTTTACATTACCGAAAAGCGGCCTGCGGTCCACTATGGGGGGCGTTCGAGGATGCTCAAAGTCATGTTCGAGGCGGGTGCCAGGGGATGATCCAGGGGAAGTTGATTGGCGATTGGGCGAAGTGTAAGGCCTTCCTGGAGCGGTTGGACGACAACTTTAAGAAGGCTTATAAAACCGGGTTAAACCGGATAGGACAGGCCGCAGTTAAGTCTCTCAAAAAGGGGATGACCGAAGGAGCGCCGGGAGGCCAGAGGTATGCGCCTAATCATCCCTTCACTATTGCCCGCAAAGGTTCCTCTAAGCCTCTGATCAACCATGGAGACCTGCGCAACAGCATAACCAGCCGGGTTATCGACGGTGCAACTGTTTTCGTGGGAGTCCTGCGGACGGCTAAGGGCAGGGAAGGCCATCCTCTGGTCAATATCGCGGCCGTCCATGAACTGGGAGACGGCCAGGGCGGCGACCTCTATATCAAGGTTACCCCCAAGATGCGGGCTTGGTTCCATCGCCAGGGGTTGCACCTCAAGAATAGCACGAAGTACATCCGGATCCTACGGCGGCCCACCTTTGAGCCTGTCTTTGAGGCGGAAAAGGAAAACTGGCAGGAGTTGTTTATTGAAACGGTGCTTAAGGGCACCCTGGGAGGTGGACCGTAATGATAGAGGCGGTAATGCGGACCCTTCTCCAGCGATTCAAAGCTGAAGTGTTGCCCAATACTGTGATCAGCACCCACGACTCCATGCTGGAGATAGCCCAGTTGCCGGTGCTGATCCTTTTTTTGCCGGATGTCGTTGAAGTAAGGTTGGACGATGCAAATGTACCCGACCAGGTCAAGGATGAAACGGCAGGAACGGTTAGGGTTTATGCACCGCCCGGGTTTTACGATCTGCAGTTTGACTTCGAGATAGCGGCGGAGAAGGCTTTGGAGGTACTGAGTATTAGTGAGAAATTGACGGCCTGGCTGGAAGCAAACCCCTACCTTGTGGTCGGGGAATATGAATACCCCTTACGTATACTAGAGCCTCTGACCAGCCCGAGTAGGGCAGGTGGAGGGTTGCTCCGGGCGACAGGTCGCTTCGTGGTGGAAGGCGTGGAGGTCAGCAGCGGGGTCTTCTACGACGGCAAGCTGGCGAAGGAGTTCCAGGCGACTTATCATAACCCCGTTACCGGGGGCGAGGATAATGTTTCCTATACCTTGAGAAAGTAGGGGGTGAAAAAATGGGCATGGTGAGGCTCAAAAACAAGCAAAATGCACCATTAGCGTTGGAATTAGGAACAGGGAAGGGACTGCACCTACAAGCATTAGAAGAGCGTGAGGTAGATGAGGAAGTCCTCAAGAGCGAGCAGGTGAAAGCCGCAATTGCGGCCGGATACCTGAAAGTTACTCCAGTGGCACCTGTTGAGAACAAAGCGAAGAAAGGAAGTGAGCAATAATGCCGGAATTCCTCTCTCCTGGGCACTATGTGACTGAAGCAGAGCCCCAGGTGGTGACCATAGCAGGGGTGCCGACCAGCACGGCAGCCCTGGTAGGCATTGCGGAAAAGGGCCCCATCGGACAGGCGGTTCTTGTCACATCCTGGACGGATTTTATAGACAAATTCGGTGGGTTTACCCCCAATGGATGGCTGGCCTATGCTGCCTACGGCTTATTCCTTAACAAGCGTGGTGCTCGGGTATACGTGGTGAGGACGGCCCACTACACCGACCCGGGCGATCCAGCCACTCTCACCGCGGTTAAGGCCACGGTTACCTTGCAGGACAGGGCCACCACGCCGACCGATACTCTTAAGATTGATGCCCTAAACGAAGGTACCTGGGGCAACAGGATCAAGGTAAAGATTGAAGACGCGACCAAGGACCAGGCCAATAAGTTTAAGTTAACGGTTCTGGAGACCATCGGTGGGCAGGACGTAGTGCGGGAAGTATTTGATGAGCTTTCCATGATTGATACCGATCTGGATTACGTTGAAACCCGCATCAACGGGGTGAGCAAGTATATCGCGGTTACGGACATGGGCAGCACTACCGTTGCCCCGAATGATAGGCCGGCGGTTGGCACGTTCAGCTTGGCCAACGGAGATGACGGCTTAACTGATCTAGCCGATACTGACTACATCGGCTCTCCTGCCGGCCGCACAGGGCTCTATGCCTTGGACGTGATCCCGGAAAGCCTACTCATTGCAGTGCCGGGTGTGGCTACCTCTGCTGTGCAGAACGGGGTGCTGGATTATTGCGCCGGCCGCAAGGATTGCTTTGCGGTGCTGGATCCGCCTTTCGGCAACACTCCGGACCAGGTCAAGACCTACGTGGAAACCACAGCTGGCCTGAACAGCACCTATGGGGCTTTTTACTACCCCAACGTGAAGATCATAGATCCGGCTACCGGCAAGGAAAAGGTGGTCCCGCCTTCCGGCTTCATCATTGGCGCATACGCCCGCACCGATGGTGATAAAGGCGTATGGAAGGTGGCGGCCGGTATCGAAGATGGACGGCTGGCCGGGGTCATCGGTTTAGAAAACGAGTTAGTCAACGACAAAGCAGTGCGGGACGTGCTTTATCCGGCCAGGATTAACACGATCTGCTTCCTGCGTGGTTACGGCATAAGGGTTTACGGCGCGAGGACCCTTGATGGTAGCAAGAAGTTCCCGTACATCAACGAGCGTAGGACCTTCATTTATTGCGAGAAGTCTATCTACGAAGGGACCCAGTTTGCCGAGTTCGAGAATAACGAGCCCGGCCTGTGGAAGCGGCTGACCAGGAGCATTACCTCTTTCCTGCTGACGGTGTGGAAGCAGGGAGGTCTGCGTGGTGAAAAGCCGCAAGATGCCTTTGTGGTTAAAATTGATGAAGAACTCAACACCCAGGAGTTCATCGACCAGGGCATTGTACGGGGCTTAATTGGTCTGGCTACCCAGCGGCCGGCGGAGTTCATCTGGTTTGAGTTCCAACGGCAGGTCAAGACCGAAGGTTAGGGGGTGAGGTAAATGGCTGGCAAAGCGCGGAGGTACCTGGACCGGTTTAAGTTTCTTGTGGAGATAGACGGAATAACTCAGACAGGTTTCCAGAAGTGCAGCGAGTTGAAAGCATCGGTAGAAACAATTGAACACCTCGAAGGCGGTGCCTTGTTGCCCGACAAGAGCCCGGGTATGGGTAAATTCGAGGATATAACGCTGGAATACGGAGCTACCGAGAACCTGGAGATTTATAACTGGTTCAAGCAAGTTCTAGACGCCGCCCAGGAAACGGGGGGCGCGGATCCATCCGATTACAAGCGCAACCTCTCAATTATCCAGCTAGACCGGGCCGGTCGAGAAGTTCAGCGCTGGAACGTCTACGGCGCCTGGCCGAAGGAATTTGTAGCAGGCGAGTGGGATAACACCTCCAACGAAAAACTGATCCGCAAAGTTACTCTGGCTATTGATTACTTTGAGCCCGCATAAAAAGCGGGTTTTTAAACTATTAGGGAGGGATTAGAGTGATCGAACTGCCCAAGACTTTAGCTGAAGCTGAAATCAGGCCGGGTGTATTTCTTTTTCCCGGAAGGTGGGAAGGCGAACTGCGGGAGATGACCACGGCCGAAGAGGATATGCTATTGAACCACCGGCAGGGTAGGGAGTGGGAGGCTCTCAACAAGGTCCTGCAGGCTTGCCTTGTTACCCCGGGCGTGGACGTAACTGACATGCTGGTGGGCGACAGGGTTTTCGCCCTTATCCAGCTGCGTCGGATAACCTATGGTGATGAGTTTGTTTTTCGGGTAACCTGCCCGCGGTGCAACGCCAGATTTGAATGGGAAGAAAACCTGGGTGACCTAAAGGTGAGGTACCTTGAGGACCCAGAATACGCGAAGCCGGAGCACACCTTTACCTTTACCCTGCCTAAATCGGGCAAAACGATAAAGTGGCGGATGCTTCGCGGCCGGGACGAGCAGAAGATGGCGGTTTTGCGCCGGGAGCACCCGGACGCTTTGATGACTTCGATCATGCTTCTCCGGGTGGTGGAGATTGAGGGCGAGAAGATGGTCACCCGCAAGGCGTTTGCGGATCTCCCTGCCTCGGACGCGGCAGCCTTCCGTGGAGAGGTGGAGGCGCGAGAGTGCGGCGTGAACACGGGTATTGCTGTCGAGTGCCCGGAGTGCTGGAACGTCTTTGATATGGACCTACCCCTGGCAGGGCAGGGTTTTTTACTGCCGACGGGGATAATAAGGACCACGAGGCCGCCCAGTTGGCGGTAGACTTTCTGTGCAACACCTCGCCGGAGGCCTTGGCGGAGCAAATATTCTGGCTTATGTATACCACAATGGGCAGCGGCCTGGGGCAGCCGTTCTCCGAGATTATGAAGATGCCCGTGCGGTGGAGACTCCAGCTGTACGAGCAGTTAATAGAGCGGCTACAGGAAGAATATGACGCCATGAAAGGAGGGTAGCCGGTGGCGCTCAATTTCAATTTGATGGGCCTGGGGTTTCATTTCTTCGTGAAAGACGACGCTACGCTGGGCCTTGAGAGAATTGATAGGGCTATGAAAAACATCACGGCTGATGCCGAAGAGATGTACTACAAGACCAAAGCCAGCCTGGACCAGATCCAGCCGAAGCTGGGGGCCCTGGGCGACGAGAGAGTGCAGGCTGCCCTCCGCAACACTGGTTTGGCGCTTATGGGCGTTGGAACTGCGGGACTGGCTGCCGCGGGTTTTGCTGTTAAGAGTTTTGGCGACTTTGAACAACAAATGCTTAATGCGAGGTCTGTAGCCCAATGGACGGAAGAACAATTCAAAGACTTGAGTAAATACGCCATCAAGGTCGGGGCAGATACCAAGTTCTCGGCCCGGGAAGTCGCTGAAGCAATGTATGAGATAGCTTCGGCCGGTGTCTCTGCTGCTGAGGATGTTAAGGCACTGCTCCGGCCGATAGCCGATTTTGCGGCCGCAGGTGCTATCCAAATGCCGGAGGCGACCCGGGCGATAGTTGCCGCCATTCAGGGGTTCAGACTGCAAATGAGTGACGCGGCCCATGTGGCGGATGTTTTTACTGCTGCTATCCAGAATTCAATGCTCAAGGCTAACGAATTTGATGCAGCTCTGGGCTCCGTGGCCGGAGTAGCGGGGCAGGTTGGGCAATCCTTGGAAGCAGCCTTGGCCGGCCTGATGGCTGCCCGAAACGTCATCGGTTCGGCCCAGGATGCAGCCACCTCGATGAAATCAGCGTTGATGTCCCTTATAGCTCCTACATCCGAGGCCTCGAATATTATGAACGTGCTGGGCATCAAGCTCCGCGATGCTCAGGGCAACATGAAGCCGTGGCCGCAGATCATCCGGGAATTTGAATTATCCTTTGCTGCTGCCGGTAAACTGGTAAATCAGTTCGCGTCCTTTGCTGGAGCATCTGATGATCAGTTAAAAGGGCTGGCCCAGGCATACGGTCTTACAAAAGACCAAGCTCTGGGTCTCACCCAGGCGGCGGCACAAGGGACTAAGGCCTTTCAGGACTACGTTTTAGCGACTATCTTCGGCACCGACGGGATCCGGGCTGTTGCTGCCGGTCTGAATGCCCAGGCAAAGGCCATGATCGACGGCCGGGAGGTTACCTTACGGGGAGCCAACGCCCTGGAATACTGGCAGAAGAAGCTGGAGGGCAGTGCTGGAGCGGCCCAGAATGCGGCAGAAGTGCAAATGAGCGGCTTAAACGGAGCGATGGAGCAGCTGCGGGGTTCAATAGAAGCTGTCGGGCTTACCATCGGGAATACTCTAGCTCCTACGTTTAAGGCCATTGCTGGAATTATAGAAAGGGGCGTAGACATTTTTAACCGGATGCCGGAGGGTTTACAAAAGACGGCGGCTTGGGTCCTGGTAGGGGGCTCGGCTTTGGCTCTATTCGGTGGGGCAGTACTCCTCGGCATTTCCTTGATACCGTCATTCGTCCAGGGGCTCGTGGCGCTACGGACGGGCATGCTGGCGACGGAGTTGGCAACGTGGGGCGCAAGAGCCGCAGCGTTGGCCCATGCCGGGGCCATGATGGTGGTCCGCGTGGCTACCCTTGCCTGGGCCGGGGCGCAGTGGGTGCTTAATGCGGCCCTGAGTGCCAACCCAATAGGCCTGGTCATAGCGGCGATTGCCGGGCTAGCTACCGGGATATATTTCCTGTTACGACATTGGGAAAAGGTGAAGGCTGTTATAGCTGACTGGTGGGGTAAGTTAACTGGGTGGTTCTCTGGCCTTCCGGCCTGGGGAAAATACTTGCTGGCTGCATTCCTGCCGGTTATCGGAGTTCCATTACTTATAGCAGAGCACTGGGATAAAATCAAGACCGCAGTTAAAGGAGCTTGGGATAGGGTTGTTGGCACCTTTGAAGGGGCCAAAACGAAGCTGCTTGAGAAGTGGGATTCTCTGAAGCGGTTCTTTACGTGGGATAATCTCTTGCAGGGCTTGTATAACATTGGAGAAACGGCAGGAAGACTGGTTGCTCCTGTCTACAACTTTTTCAAAGATATTTGGAGCAAGATAACAGAGAAACTTAAAGAGCTGACCTCTGGCGGCATTGAGGGGATTTTGGTCAAGTTATATTCCTATCTCTTAAATGCGCCGCTGGAAAGTTTGGACCAGATTCCCGAAGTAGTTTGGAATAAGATAACCGCTGCCGGAAAGCGGTTAGTAGAGGGCCTTACAGGCTGGATTAAGGCTACTTGGGAATGGGGCCAGCAGGTACGTAAGCAAGTCAGCAACACCTTTACCGAGTGGTACGAAGCTGTAGTTGATTGGGGTCGCGAGACGAAAAAAAGGATTATATCTACGGTTACTTCGTGGGTAGACACTATCGTCACTTGGTTCAAGGAGTTGCCAGGGCGCACGGTGACGGCAATACGCGAGTGGGGGCAAGGTATAGCCACTTCGCTCCGGCAAGCACTCCAAAACGCCAGGGAAGCGCTTTCTAATTGGGCTGCTGGAGTCCGCGAGTGGCCGGGTAAGGTTGCAGAGGGTCTCAGAAGCGGATTCCAGAACATTATTGCCTGGTTCAAAGAATTACCGAACCGAATTGTGGAATCGGTTAGGTCCTGGGCTTCTCGGTTGGGAACGGATGTTAAGCCAGTCGGACAGGAAGTCGGGAGATCGCTGGCGGAGGCTATACCAGAAGGGTTTACTAAAATCGACCTCAGCAAGGTAGGCAAGTACTTGGTCATCGGTCTAGCAGCAATAATAATTGGTTTGCCGGCAACATTGGCCCTGGGCATTGTGAGAGTAGGGCAGGATATAGTCAATTGGCTTGCCGGAGCCATCAGCCAGAAGTTGGCCGAATGGGGTCCTGTGGTCGTTGACTGGTTTGCAAAAACGTGGGACGGTGTACGGCAGGCGGCAGTTAATACATGGGAGCTGGTTAGAGTATCGGTTGGAGCGTTCTTATCTGGCATAGTTAATGCAATTGTTAGCAGGGCTACAGAACTATGGCAGGCTGCGTACCAGGCCGGCTCTAACATCGTCAGGGGGATGGTCGATACTATCGCTGGATTGCCGGGGAAGGTTTTGGAGATTTTGCAACAGGTAATAAACACAATAAGCAGTAAAGTCAATGATTTTTGGAGTGCCGCTAGAACTGCGGCTAGCAACCTCTGGGAAGGCTTCAAAGCGGGCCTGGGTATCCATTCGCCTTCCTACATCGAGCGGGCCCTAACTAGTATCATGGAGGTCTCCCAGGCTACGGTAATGCAGCTTAGCGCCGATTTCCGGCGCCTTTCCAGCCTTTCCGCCGAGCCACAGGTAAAGATGGCGGTGGCTTATTCTTTCCCCGCACCAGCTGCACCGGTGGCTCCGGTAAGTGTTGGAACGCTGGCTACCCCACCGGTCATTGTGACTAGGGTAAAGCAGGAACGGAGCGAAGTAGCTTCTGCGGCTACACCCCAGGTAGTTACCAGACAGCCTGTTAAGTTGGTGCTCGATGGCCGAGTAATTGCCGAAACGGTTATCGAGTTCATTGAAGATATGCAGGCGAGGCGGGTGGTGCCGGCGTGATCCAGAAACCCGAACGTGCTATGCTGACTCGAATGGACACAGGAGAAGTGATAGAGTTTCTCTCCAACCCGCATTTGCTAGAGGACTTGAAGTCCGCTATATACGATGAACCGGAAGTGAGCGGGGCTGTTGCCCCGCCACTTCAGTTTAAATACGGAGGACCCCGCCAGGTCAGGTTTGTATGCAGGTTTATCTCTCAGGGTAATGTGGGAGACGTAGCAAAGCAGGTTGAGTTTATCCGCTACCTGGCCTTTCCAACAGGGCCGGATAATGTGCCTCCTTTGGCTTTTATCACCATAGGCGGCTTCCAGATGCCTATCAGGATAAGAGAATGGAGGGTTACCTACAACTCCTGGACGCCAGCGTTAAAACCGCGGGACCTCACTGTAGAGGTACAGTCTACGGTGGACTATGGTACGCCTGCCCCACCGCCACAACCGAAACCTGGTGGAGAGAAAAAGGCACAGGCTAGGCAGGCCGTACGTAGCAAAGGAAGGCCTAAAAAGGCTGTACCTCAGGTTGAACGCATTATCGTGAGGTGAGATTATGTTGCACAGGTTAGAGTTATTTGGTAAAGGCCGGCCCTATACCGCGGATAGCGGGGATACATGGTGCAACCTGGCCAACCGCTTCTATAAGAACCCCCATCTGTGGTGGGCGATAGCCTCGGCTAACGGAGTTGACGACCCAACTCAGGAGCCGCAGCCAGGAACAGTAATCCTCATCCCCGATTACAATGACGTTTTACAGGTGATTGAGCAATGATTGTGGTCGAGGGTATTCAGGCTGCTCCTGTGTCATTAATCTGGGAGACGAGTTTGAAAGAAATCGGAGGTCTCACGGTATACTGGGACAGCAAGGCACAGATCAAATTCAAAGAAGGAGATAGGATAAGTGCTACTTTTGGAGTTCCTGGTAATCTGCAAAAGGTAGCAAATTACGTAGTCCGGCGGGTAATCTATGGAGAACCAGTAACAGTTATTGCGTGGGAATTTGGGAAGGAATGGCTGGCAAAAACGCAAGATGTTTATCCCGGTCCCCGCCAGGCTGCGATAACAAAACTTTTGAACAAGAGAGGAGAAAAGACTGGGAAAATAGCGGCTAGCGGTGGAGATAGAACTTACGCTCAGAACGAAAGTGATATAGCTTTTCTATATCGCCTAGCAGGGAATATACCTGTCTGGCGGGATGGAGACGGAAGCATTAATGTAGCGGATCCGCCGGAAGTGAAGATAAGTCACGTAATAGAACTGAGACCAGCTAGGACGGATGGTAGAAAGTATGTGGCAGCGGGATTCACTCCGGACGGCAGGGCTTTTGAGGTGTCCGTGGGTGAAGGGGTGGAAACGAGAATAGCGGAAGTGTTTCACAGCCCGGCGGAGGCCCGGGACTACTTGCAGCGACTGGCAGCGGCGGACCCGAAAGGAAAGCTGGTATGCGTGGGCCAACCCGGTCTCCGGGCGGGGTGCAACGTGATATTGCCTGACGGAAGCAAGCGCAGGGTAACTAAATGTGTACATGAAGTGAGGCATGAAGCATGGACGGTCACCGCTTACCTGAACTGAAACCGAAAATATATGGAAAGTACCGGGGCATAGTCGTGGTGGGCAAAGATCCGGAGGGGAAAGGGCGGGTAAAGGTGCAGGTGCCCGCCCTTTTCGGTTTCAAAACTTTGGAACACTGGGCCTACCCGGTGTTACCGCCAGAGCTTGTGTATACTTCCGGCTCCGCTGGCGGAGTAATAGACGACCTGCACGTGGACGCGGCTTATACCGACAAGGAACACACCTCGCCTGCAACACCTTATCTTTCGAGCGGTAACTACTTGGTGGTAACGCGGAAGAAGTTGCCCAAAATCGTGGGTGCCGATCCAAGAGATTGGGAAATTCCACCCGGCACGGGGGTTTGGGTGGAATTCGAGGGCGGGGACCCGGATAAGCCGATCTGGTGCGGCTTCTGGAGGTGAAGCCGGTGCTATACCCATTGCAGCATAGAGGAGACGGAGCATTTCAGTATCCTGCCGACGTAGCCGAAGAGATAGCCGCCGCAATCCGGGTGATCCTGACCACGTTACCGGGTGAGCATCCCAGGTTGCCGGAATTCGGAAATCATGCTGTGCTGGTAGTCTTTCGCAATCCTGGCCCCAAGCTGGAGGCAATGATTGCGGGTCTGGTTAAGTACGACATAGAACGCTGGGAGCCACGGGCTAAGGTGGAGGAAGTGACGGTAACATACGACTACGAGAGCGCTACCTATCGGGTACGGATTTTGTGGAGCGCCCCAGATGTGGGTCTAAGAGAAGCAAGAGCGACCGAAATAACACTGGGAGGGGGTGTGTAAGTGGCCCGGACCTATGAGCAGATCCTTACAGAACTAAAGCAGTTCGTGAAGCAGCGCTGGCCCAGCTGGGACACCGAGGCCAAACACATCGGCAATATCCTGCTTGAGTGCCTTGCGGACCAGATTGAAAAGCAGGAATATCGCTTAGATGCGATAGAGCATGAGCTGTTCCCAGATACGGCTACTAAGTACGAAAGCCTTCTGCGGTGGGCCCGTTTGGTCGACTACGAGGTGCAATCGGCCAGGCCGGCGGGGGTGACCCCGACCCTTTTTATACCAGAGCCTGCCAGCGCCGATATACCTATTCCCATAGGGACTAAGGTCAGCACGCTCGGGCCGGATCCCATTCCATTTACGACCACCGTGGCGGCGGTGATTCCTGCCGGCGAGACCAGCGTAAATGTGGCTACAAGACAGGTAGAGGAAAAGGAGGATACCTTCATTGGAACCGGCGAACCGAGCCAGGTTTACCAGACTTCCTACGGCCCGGTGTGGCTGGATAGCTTGCGCGTTCTAGTAGACGGCCAGGAATGGACCAGGATACGTGATTTTCTGCTGAGCGAGAGCACCGATACACACTATGTCGCGGAGCTTCAAGAAGATGGAACGGTCCTGGTGATTTTCGGCGACGGCGTAAACGGCAAAGCTCCTCCCCAGGAGGCGACGATTAAGGTTGAATATAAGATTACCCGAGGCAAGGAGGGTAACGTACCTGCCGGCGCTATTAGTGTGGTTGAAACAGTCCTTTATGATGCCAATGGTTACCCCGCTGATGTGCGGGTTACGAATATCAACCCTGCTACCGGGGGCGAAGATCAGGAGGACATAAATCACTTGCGAGAAGCTATACCCGCATGGATAACTACGACCGATAGTTGCGTGACCCGCAACGACTTCATCGAAGCTGCCCAGTCGGTTACAGGGGTACAGCGGGTGCTGGTACTGACCAATGAGCAGGATCCCGCTATTCCACCTTTGACGGTGATAATCTACGTGGTTTCGGAAGGTGGGGGAACACCGAGTCAATCTTTACTCGATGCGGTAATGCACGAGGTAACCGTTAACCGACCCAGACTCTTTACGCTGGCTGTGGACGTGAAACCGGCCAAGTATCTTAACGTCGATGTAAGTTGTACCGTGACAATTGCTCCAGGTTATTCACCTGCGGATGTCCAAAGCAAGGTTTATGAAGCAATCAAACAATTTTTTGACTATGCTCGTAAAGAAGATGAGATTTCGTGGGCTATAGATTTCGGCAAGCCTATATACCTTGCCAAACTCACAGCATGGGTGGCGAGTGTTCAGGAAGTAGCGAATGTGGTTTTTGCCTCGCCAACTGCTGACGTGATACCAGCAGCCGATACCCTACCAGCATTAGGGACGGTGACCGTGAATGTCACTTAAACAGACCATGCCACAGAGCCTGTTTGAGCGAGACCCAGAACTAGCAAAGCTGATCGATGTACTAGATGACGGCTTGAGAACTCACCGAGATGGCATTGAGCGGCTCTATGATGCCTTTGACCTTTTGCGGATGGACGACACAACCGTGGAAAAGTGGCTTAAAGCCTTGGGTTGGAAGTGGCGGTGGCCCGATAATCGGAGGCTATTATTGAAACTCTTGTTGAACATTTATAGATGGAGAGGTACCAGAGAGGGCATCGAGAGGGCAGTAAATATAATCTATGGTATTAACATATCGGTCAAGGAATTATGGCCCTTTTTTTACGGGCTCGGGCGAAACATTCCCGACGAGGACAAAAACAAGGCCGTGATCTATTTGGCGCCTGATCTGTGGAAGTGGATAACCGCTATCGAGGTGGTTACCGTGTTTATGAAGCCCGCGCATGCAGTGGTGGAAGTCGTAGGCATCCCGGATCGCATGCTCCTGCTGAACCAGGCCGGGGCACTGGTAACAGTTACCCAGGACCTTTCTTGGCAGGAGACCAAGACCTGGAAGGTGTTCACCGGCCCGCGGCTCAATGCCGCGGGCCCGGTAGAAGTTACTAAGATAGATCAATCGTGGACAGAAACTATTACGCACCGGCTTTTTACTGGTCCCAGACTAAACGCTGCGGGTCAGGTGCAAGTGATAGGTACGTCCTGGCAAGAAACAATCACCCAGAAGGTTTTCACTGGCCCTCGATTAAGTGGAAGTCTAAAACTGAACGGAACCGGTAGGCTTAACCAAGCACCGTCGATTGAACAGATCATTCCTATTTTGCACTTAGCCCAAGAGCGGCGATTCCTAGCACCGGTTCTTGCTCTGAACTCCCGCAGCTACTTAAATCAGGCACCATATACGACGAGCCTAGAAACAGTACGGCACTCCGACATTCGGCTGGTAAGAAGCCTGCCAAGCACTCTGCTCAAGCTAAATTCCGCAGGGCAACGCTTAAACGCTGGCCAATTCCAAGAAATAAAAGAAACGGTGACCCATACGGAATTAATCCAGCAGAAGAAGTGCAACCCTGAACTTGGCATGGTTTTGAATGGGAAGCCAGTCTTGGGATATATGTGGAAAAAAGAATTGAAGGAGGTGGCCTAATTTGGCTGAGAAAATAGTGAAGTTCACGGGTGATACCACTCAGCGGGAACTATGGAGTGGCGGGCCGGTGGTGAGTACAGGGGTCTCTCGATTGCTGGATCCGACTAACCGGGCTTTTACCGCAGTTATGTGGCAGCAGGGTAAGCCGCCGCTCGATGCCGAGTTGAACTTACTTCAGCAGCTACAAAACCACTTGCGGGCTGAGTGGATGCGTAAGCTGTACCCCTCGGGCATCATGGAGGCTGGAGAAATTACTGGTGGCCTCACTAGTCCGCTGAATGCTATTCGCCTGGCCGAGAGCTGGGCGGTAGTGCGCGGATGGTTAATTCGGGTAGCTGGAGCCAATCGAAACGGCACGGATAATCAGAACGATATCCTATTTCCCGACGCTCCGGTATCGGGCCAGAGGGAAGACCTGGCATTCCTCGAAGTGTGGTTCGAAGAAGTGGCTCCTACCGGCTCGCCCGAACAAGATAGCGAGGATGTATATAAGTATGGTGGGGTCCAGAGCGGTACCGTAAACAACGACTTGCTCGATCTCACCATCGGCGATGAGACTACCCGACGAATCCAGCTTCGCTGGCGCATCCGGACCGTGGCAGACGTTGACTTTGTCACCTATCCGAAAGGCATAGACCACGGGTACCGAGTCAAGGCTTGGGGCGGAACCGGAGCTGATACCAGTTATACTTTCAGCCGCATAACAGACGACCCTGAATTATACATTGCAGGTGACGGTAGCCAGGAGGCGGCCACAGCCCTACGCTGTGTGGATGGCTATGTATACGGAATCCCGCTATACAGGGTTTGGCGCCGTAACCAGCAGCCCTATGATCCTACCACAAACCCGAATGGCGCCCCAGCTTGGGTGGACAACGCCAGTGTAAGCAACAGACCGGATGGTTTATTCCACAACGTAATAGTCGCACAGGATTTAACCGCGCTATTCGCTACTGTCGGCCTCATCGGCGCCCAGAAGCTTGTGGACGCGCATGCGACCCGCAAAGATAATCCCCACCAAGTCACAGCAGCACAAGTTGGGGCAGCCCCAGCTAGTCATGTGGGCTCAGGCGGTGCTGCGCATGCAACTGCCACCCAGACTACCGCCGGGTTTATGAGCGCGGCCGATAAGGCCAAACTAGACAACCTCCCTGATCCCACTGCTGGCCAAGTGGCAGGAGGTATTTCCGGGCTCCAGATAGACGCTATGTATGCCGATCCGACTGCTGGGCCAAGCCAGGCCAATGTAAATGGCATCCCAGTGATCAGTTATGCCCCTGATGCCGACCAATCGGCCAGTTTTAGCCGGCTCTGGGGTGGCCATGATGATATCAGGATCGAAATAGGTTACTTCATGGGCGCAGATAATTCCGGTAATGTGCGCCTTAAGATCTCGTATGCCGTGAACGGCGGAGTTTTTACTGACCTGTTTGAAACGATTACGCCAGGCGCAGGTACGGCTTATAGGCGTAGTACATTAACCAGCGTTATTCCATTCAGTGCCCTGCCTGCCGGGGATAATATGATTTCGATAAAGTTGGCGCGGCTGGGCACCGACGCCGCTGACACCCATACCGGCGCATTCCAACTAGCCAGCCTGCGGCTGCTGTAGGAGGTGAAGTATTCTTATGCCTATTCACGTAATCCAGCGTGAGTATCCCGACTTGGGGTACGATGTCGTTCCGACCGTAAACGGTCTGGACCTTGCTTTGCCCTCGATTGCTCCGAATATATGCGGGCAGAGCCCTGCTATACCAGCGGCTACATTCACGATAAACCCCGCGGGCGGTGGAAATTATACGGTTTATATTTCGCCTGCGGGCTACTGCCTAACGATCACAAGGCCAGACGGCTCGGTCGAAAACCCGCCTCAGGTTTTTGACCACACTGGTTCGGCTTGTTGGTGTTGCACTTTCCAGCTTTCCGGCGACGAAACCGATCTGGCTTCGGTTGATATCTACGTGCTAAAGGCGGTGATGATATGATCCTTATAGGACCGCAGCAAGGCGCTGGGGTCAGCCCAGAAGCTTTCGTGAAAAACAGCGACGGTATCTGGGTTTACCCAGCGACTTTCCAGCGCATCCACTGGGCGGATACGATAGGCACCATTTCACCGACGGATGGATTATTTACGGTAGGCGCGACCGCCGGCGGGGCCACGTCTATTACCATTGACCGAAACGGGCAAGCCCTAACCGGAACTTTGCTCAAAAGCATGATGCTTAAAATTGGCAACAACTATTACATGGTGACATCCACCGCTACGTCTTCAAATAACCAAATCACTGTAAATGTTTACCCGGCGGTGGCTACCGACGGAATACCAGACAATACACCAGTAACAATCTGCGACCCGAGGCTGGAAGTGCACGATTTTGCCCTGGGAGTCAACGCTCTGGTGTGGCAGCCTGGATTCAGAGCTTACATGTTAATCAACCCGGCTAACTGCGGTTACAGCGGTTACCCAGTTGGGTTCTTCGTAAAAGAACAGCCTGCCTCAGGCGTGGATGGCGTGGATTATATCACTGTATACTTTGACGGCTTTTACGCAGGCAAGTACCAGGCCAGCAGAGAGGATGCGACAAGCAGCGCGGCCGGTACGGGATCTATAGCCACAAGCCGCCAGGGTGTAGTGCCCTGGACCAGTATAACGTACGATGATGCTGTCCTCGCATGCGCCAGGGCATCGGCTACCGCGGGCAAAGACGCCCCGTTCAGGCTAATCAATAATCGTCAGTGGGTGGCTCTAGCCGTTTATTCTATGCTATTGGGTCCTGCAGTATTTGGGCCTAATAGGTATGGCCCATTCGGTAATAACTCAAATACCGCTGACCCTTGTGACGTTGATGATAGCGCAGTGGTCTTTACGGCTGACCCGACCCAGGCCAACAGGGCGCTAACGGGTACAGGCACAAAGACCGGCTGGGCCACCGGCCAGAACCTGACTGCCCATAACGGTAAGATTTCCGGGGTTTACGACCTGAATGGAAATGTTTGGGAGTGGGTTTCCGGCCTTAAGACCAAAGTTGGCGGTACAGGCGGAAATTCAGATACCAAGTTCTGGGTGAATGATAAGGATACTGGTATAGCTATTCCTGCGGGCCTTGCATCGGGCGACAGGTTCCTCAGCCTGATGACCAATGCGGAATTGAGGGCGCACGGTATCCCAGCGGCTACCGATGGCACGGGAAATAGCCAGTACGGATCGGACGGTTTCTGGTTTACCACCTCTGCTAACACAGAATATGTGGCGCTTCGCGGCGGCTACTGGGACCGCGGTGTGCGGGCCGGGGTGTGGGCGTTGAGCCTGGACAA